ACTGATGTAGGTCACCAAGATTATCCAGTATATAGACCAACAATAAGAATAAATGAAAGCACACCTCTTACAGCAGATGAAGTAAATAAAAAGTTTTTAAAAGAACAAATAAAACTAAAACAAATTATAAAAGGAGACAAAAATTTACCGCCTTTTAAATAGTCTAATTAGGCGATAGGAATCCAATCACAAACAAGAATATCCGGTGGTACATCAAACTCTTTACAATTCTGTTTTACAAGACGCTGGAATTCCGGTAAGTCATATCCAAATTGATGAGTAAGTATTCTGCAAAGCGTCCAACGCCCACATGTATTAACGCCATCGTGTAAGTTTTGTAATTTCTCTTTATTTTCAATCACCTTTTGACTAGGCTCTTTATTTTTTAATAACATTCCAAGATAATCTTTATCTTCCCCTAATTGCTTTCTAATAAATTTAGGAACAAAGGAAAGTTCGTGATCTATTGAACCTCCATATGAATCAAACTGCTCTATTTTGTCTCCATACTTTAGCACACACATCCAATGTCCGTTGTCCTTTGAATTCTCTGTTAAAATAATGCAATAATCTTTTTCATTTGGAAGCAATTGATTAATACTAGAATAATTTTTCAATTCACAATACTTTTTGATTTTATCTTTAACACCTGCTCCTAAATATCTAGAAAAATCTACATCACTAACCATTTTGGCTAATTCTCTCTGATATTTATTAAAAACGATTTCCTTCTTCCTATTATTCATTTATATACAGACAGATTAAATTCTCCCAAATTATATTTAGCAAAATCTAGATTTTTATTTCTTCGTAAAATCTAGATTATTTTTTCTCAACCATATATATATAGAAAATGGTTCATTTTGAAAATTCTTACAGATATGGTCGCCAACAAGAAAGAAAAGTTTATCCTGTTATTAAGTCACACTTTGAGAGAGATATTGAAATGAGTACGGAACAATATGCTAAATATGATTTCTTTGATCCGGAATATGTATATGAATTGAAATCACGAACAAATCGCCTAAAGACTTATCCTGATACGATGATTACTTTTAATAAAATGACAGATGAAAAACCGCTCATTTTATTATTTAATTATACAGATTGCCTCGCTTACATCAAATATGATAAAGAGAAATTTGCTAAATATAGAAGACAAATGTTCTCACGAGCACAAATAGAAGAAGATGAAAAGGAACATGTATTCATTCCAATTGAAGATCTAACTTTGATATGTGAATGGTAAATTTAAGCAATACGAGTAATAGTATATGTATAGTTATTTATAGTCGTAGTTCCAGTATTATTTAAACTTGTAGCAAGTATATACACATTTGGAGAACCAGTAGTAACAGGGAAAACACAAGTAGAAAGGAGATTATTTTGATAAGTACTAACAGCAAATTGATCGGAAATAGCAGCAGATACAATTGATGGTTGATATAAAGTTCCATTTGTGCCGGATAAAGACAAATATGCAATATCTTGATCTGATATAGTACATTGGATGGTAGCAGTCACAAGCCAAACACCAACAGATTGAGGAGTAATCGTTCCAATAGTTTTAATTCCACCATTCAAAGCTACGCTAATAGTTCCTGAAACAGGTTGGGATGTATATCCAACAGGATACTGCCCTGCAATAGCAGCAATAGGGTAAGCCAAATTCATAGGAACATATGGAGCATATGCATTTAATTCAGTAGGAGTAACAGCTAATTGAATAGCATTATTTGTTCCTAAATTAAAAACAGAAGCAGTTGTGACAGCTTCTGTTGGATTAAGAAGTAAAGTTGAAGTACCATTATTAACTTGTATATTAGCAGCAGCACTAACAACCTCAAAAGGAGTGTTTGAAGTGACTTGACCTGGAGCAAGGACTAGTTGAGTAGCATCGCCCAAAGATCCTAAATTAAGGTCTGAACCAGCAACAACTTGAACCGAGTTAGTGTTAATAAGTAAAGTTTCCGTTGAATCGGCGTTTGTAATAGTCGCCTGTGAATAAGTAACAGGCAATCCCTCGGCAGATAAGTAACTCATTATTATATTTTATCTTAATATAATATTTTTGTCTAAATGATTATATTCCTATATATATTAATGAGGCATCTGCTGTTGTAATACTTATATATATTGAGTGAAATAATCTAAATTAGCCTATTTAGATTATTACGAGACAGAAATCTAACCAATTTGGATTATTTTGTGATTAAATATGGTATTAATTTATAAATTATTACTTGATTATATCTAATAATAATCTAAAATCGCTATTTTACATTAGATTTCTCATTAGATTATTTTAGATTTCTTATTCTCTCAATAATCCACACATATATAAGTATTACAACCGCCAAAATATAAATCTAAAAAAATATCTTTTAGAAAAATAAATTATTATTATAGTATAAATGAGTTTGACGAACACAGAAAATGCTGGACCGGATAAAGTTTATTACGATGTCGTTATTACTAACTTTGAAAACAATACAGCAATTCCTCCAGCAGTTTATTTTAATGAGACAAGAAACAATCCTTTCTTATTGAACCCGGAAAGTTATTTTGCATCCATTATTAGATTTACTTTAGACACTCCTTCTCTCCCTATACTTACATGTCTAATTCAACCAGGACAAACTCAAACCAATCCTAATTTGAGTGCTTATAGTACGACTTTGACTTGGTCTTATCTAGGTGTTAATTATACTTCAGGACAAACCTTTTTGATATATGCTCCTCAAGATCTAACGGCTTCTGTTCCCAAGCCTCCTGCTTCTAATGTCAATTTCACACAGGATAATGAGAATGGTTATTACTATATTTACAATTATCAATATTTTATTTATTTAGTCAATAATACATTTAACCAAGCTTATTTGAATTTATATAATAATATTGCATTGACCGGTGATCCTGCAATTCTTAATGCTTTTGTTGCTACTAGTCCATATGCTCCTAGTATGACTTATAATACAACGGATTATATAGCCATATTGAATACAGATGCAAATGGCTACAATACATCCAATCCGGGAAGTATCAATATTTTCTTTAACGGACCAATGACACAACTTTTCACTTCCTTTCCAACTTTTATTAATTCCATTAGCGGTTCTATACCTGGTTTCTATCCATATCCATATAATGGTGGGACTAGCACTACTAGCACTGGTATGAATGTGAAATTAGAGACGACTTTATTTGGCGGTTCTAATACGCAGCCAAATTATTTATTTACTAATCCAGTTCTTGAAGTGACTGGGGAAGCAACTGCTATAAATACTTACCAGGAATATTCTTCTGTTTCTCTTTGGACCCCTGTGACTGCAATTGTGTTTTGTTCTAATACTTTGCCTATAGTACCTAACCAAGTCTCTGCTCCTCTTATATTCCAAAATGGAGTTCCATATACTTCAGGAAATAACGCAAATATAGCAAACATCATTAGTGACTTTGTTAGTGATAATGGAATATATAAGCCATCTATTGTTTATTCGCCTACCGCACAATATCGGTATATTAGTATGATTGGAAACCGCCCTATATATAATTTAGATGTTTCTGTTTATTGGAGAAGTAGGGAGGGGGTTCTACAACCATTTAGATTAACTTCAGGAAGCACGGCTACTATAAAGATATTATTTACAGCCAAAGATTCTCAAGCCAATTAATTTAAGAGAATTAGTAATTTAGGAATTAATATGTTTTTAAGAAAAAAAAATATATTAGTATAAAATATAATATGAGTGATTTCAAAACTGCACTAGTTGAAGACGCACGCATCGCCATGGTGACTGACGAAGAAGTTTTTGGCGTAAAATCGTCTGCTTCTCAATCTACTTATCAACAATTCCAAGCTATCTCTCAATCTAATAGTTCTATTACCTTTAATATTCAGGTGCCCTCGGAAAACATCCTTATTGATCGTCATATTCGTATCCAATCCACGATTGCCTTTACGCTAAATATTGGTAATCAAGCTGGTGGGCTTGGTGCTGTTCCTGCAGGTGCTCTTGCTTTAAATTACGGCTTAACGGATTCGCTTCAGGCTTTCCCTTTGAATAGTCTTTTCACAACGGCACAGCTCACGATTAACAATGTTTCAACAAGTACCAACTATCAGGATGTTCTTCCAATGTTGATGAGAATGAATGATAATAGAATGTTGTCTCGCTACAACAGCACTACTCCTGCTTATCCGGATAGTGCTTGGGGAGAGTATCCGGATGCTATTGGTTCTAATAGCAATCCTTTAGCATCTTTCAATAATGATGGGTATGATATTGACTTTAGCCCTCGTGGTGCTTATCCAGTTACTATTTTACCATCCGGTATAGCTCACTATATTAATGGTGTTTTACAGGCAGATCATTCTCTTATTTCTACTTCTGTAAATGATACTTGGGTAGTTCAGGGGTCAGTCCAAGTTACTGAACCTTTCTTGTTTTTGTCTCCTCTTATCAATAGCCAACCTGGAAACTCGGCTGGTCTTATTGGTGTTAATAATATGTCGCTTGTCCTCAATATTGACAGCACATGTAAGAGATTTTGGAGCACAGGTAATGGTACGCCATATGTTACTGGTTCTGTTGCTAATCCTAGTTCTTATATCCAGTCTATTACTTTAGGAAACGCAAACCAGCCTGTTGGTTTCTCTAACACTAGACTTCTATTTAATTTCCTTTCTCTACAGCCGGAGCAGTATGCAAAGATTAGCACTAAAAATATCGTTCCATATTTGGATTATCCTAGGTACATCACTTCTAGCCAAACGCCAATTGGTCCTGCTAATACTCCTGGAGTATCAAACACGGCTTCTTTAACTAGTGCATCTTTGCAGCTAAATCAAGTGCCGGACCTCATCTTGGTTGGTGTTCGTGTTCCTATGGCTAATCAAAATTGGTCTCTTGCTTCTTCGTTTTTAACGATTAACAAAATTAATGTTTCATTCAACAACTCTTCCGGTCTTCTTGCTTCTGCTACGCAGCAGGATCTGTGGGACATCTCGGTTCGCAATGGTTCGCAACAGGAATTTTTGGAGTTTTCAGGTTCTGCTCTTGTTAATCAAAACTTTGATGGATATGGTAATTTCGTTCCTACTACTGGCTCTCTTTTGGTGCTTGATCCTGTATATGATTTCTCCCTTCCCAGTTATTTATCATCATCGTCACTCGGTCAGTATCAGCTGTTGATCCAAATGGAAGTTACTAACCAGTTTAACTACTCTGTGACCCCGGAAATCGTAATAATCACGATAAATTCCGGACTTTTTGCTACGCAGCAAGGCACAAGTCAAATTTTTACCGGAATTTTGACGAAAGATCAGATTTTGAAAACGAAGGAGGAGAATCCTGTTCCTCATCTTGACACGAGTGAGTATGCTCGTCTTGTTGGCGGTAAGTCCGGCAATTTAGGTATGTCTAACATCGCTCACATGTTGAAGAGACATCTTAAGAAAAAGATGGCGGAACACGGCGGAGCTCATTCCGGTGGTGCTACTAGTGGAGGTGCTTTCCCTGCTGCTGTCACTAGTGGAGCTGCTAGAAGGAAAATCTCAAAACATTGTTAGACTACTATTATTTTGAGAGAAATAGTATTAGATTTTTTTAGATTTTTTCTTTACCTTAAAAAAGATAGATTTTAAATTAAAAAAATAAAATATATTACTTTAGTTATTTATTTTATTTATATATGATATAATGGAAGATTATTACAGAAAACTTGCTGATGACATCCGTGAGAACCAATTGGATTTTATTGAAACTTATCCTCAACCGCAGATGTTTGGTGGAAAGAGATTGAGAGAACATCCCCTTCCTGGTTTAACCAATTTCCAGTACCCTTCTACTTTAGCCGTTGGAGGTCCTGTATCACATACAATTGGCGGAAGTTTTTGGAGTGATTTAGGTCACGGCGTTTCTAGTGTAGGAAAATCCGTTGCTCCTATTGCTCTTGATATTGGTAAAGAATTAGCAGTTGATGCCGCTAAAAGTTATATTAAAGGTTCAGGAAGAGGTGAAGGAAGAATGGATATGGGACATTCAGCAACAGAAGCACATGCATCTTATCCATTTCCTCCATATACTTACCCTTTGAACCATTTGAATCAAATGTCTCCAATGACAGAATTTCAAGCTACGGAATTGGGTTCAGGAAGACGCAGAGGCAGACCAAGAAAAGGTGGTTTTGGATTTAAAGATATTGGAAACGCTTTTAGCTCGGTTGGTCGTGTTGTTGCTCCTGTTGCTGGAGATATTGGAAAAGAACTTCTTCCTGTTGCTACGGATATTGGTAAGGATATGGCTAAAGAGGCTCTTAAGAGTTATATGACAAAAGGGTCTGCTAGATCCGGTGGAAAGGGTGAAATTAAAATGGCGTTGGATATGGCTAAAAAGGGTATTAGTGGAGCAGCAGATCAAATATTGAACCATCCTGAAGCGGCAATGCAGATGGCTGGACTATTAGGTCATTCTTTGTATAATAAACTTACGGCTGGAAAGAGATTAACTAAAAAGGATTTAGCACATATACAAATGTGTCATCATTATCACGGAGCTGGTTTTCTAGATAGTCTTGTTGGTGTGG